CTTCTTTCCTTTTGATGTGTTGCATTTTACGCACGCACAGACCAAATTGGACTCACTATCGTCACCGCCCCGGGCTACCGGCAACACATGATCCACAGTCGTGGCACCTTCAACCCCACAATAGGCACAAATGCCTTGATCTCTGGCAATGATGCGCTTGCGTATCTGTTTCCATTTGGAGCTGTTGCTTGCTCTTTGAGAGTGATAAGACATCAATGCCACCCATGTTTCTGCCAATGAGCAAATGCTTTGCAGCTTGATCCTGAATATCTGTGTGCGATATAGCGCAAGCTCCAGTCAATCATGCGATACCCATCAAGATTGCGATACTTGGTGTTTCTCATTTGACCTAATCCAAAGTGATTGCCATTTGGATTGATAGCTTCAACACGCCAATTGCTTTCCTTCGTGATCAATGTATTAAAGCATTGAAACTCTTTGTAATTAACAATCCTTGAATGTGCATAAAGCTTTAATGCATCAATTGATGTGCTTTGTTTTATATCTTGTGCAGCTGTAGCCGGTGTTGCTATTGCAAGACATAGGCCGCCCAAAACCACCAAGCGTCGCGCCCGAGCTACCCGGTGAACCGGCTCGTCTGCAGACGTTGATGGTAGCCACCATGTCAAGAACCGAGCGTAATTTTGGGCGAGTCCCACAGCTTTAACACACCTGTGGATAAAGCCTGTGGATAACTTTATCATTGACTAAGCTCTGCAATCCGAGCATCATCCACAATTTTGATGCCAAAGGTGCCACATCCCATGCATTGAGCAAACCACTCATGCTCTGTTAATTCGGCACCTTTCTTCAGTCCAAAGCGTTGTTTCGGCTTGCCGTAAAGCTTCTGGCAAATAGCGCAATCAAATAACAGGATGTGCATAATTGCTCCTTGCTAATGTCTCGATTGGTTGCAGGTTAGTTTGTGGAATCGTCCAATTATTTTGACTGGTGTTTTTATACCGTGGCTTCTTAGCTACTGCTACCGGCATCCAACCGATAATGTGCAGCTTGGGTGAATGGCCGGTGACTAGCACGGCAATGTCACGATCATGGCGGTCACTTTCTTGAATCCACAAATTGGATGTTGGATTAGCTGACCATTTGACCTCAATATGTTCGCCGACATCAGCCTTTGATTTATCCCATGTGATGCCTGGCTGATACTCATATCCCAACCGTTTTGCAACCACCAATTCAGCTGCCATTGATTCAGCCATTTGCGCCACATATTCAAACCATGACAGATTTTTTTGAAATCGTGTGGGATGGTCGGCATTGCGGTCGTGGCAATGTTGGATCGCTGCAATCATGCATTGCACTTCTTCCACACGATTAATCATCGGCATCCTCCACAAAACCAAATGACATTTTCATTGCCATAGCCTTTTTGATAGCCGAATTGGTCAAATTTCATCAGCTTTGAGCATTTATCGCATTGCTCTACCCGATACTCCTCAATCACCTTGCCTTCAAAATAAAGCTTGGCAATGCGTGTTTGTGGGTTAATTATCTCCATGTAATCGCTCATCGTCACACCTGTGGCTTAAATGTGCCATCGCTAGTCAATACATACCATTGAGGTTTGCATTGCTTCTCTTTGATTTTTTCGCTGCAAAAGTATCCAGCCCATGATTTGGGTGCATCAGGTTTGCTTTGATTCCATCGCATTGATCCATGTGAGCAGCTAGGCGCGGCATCTGGCACGGTAGCTTTTGGCTCTGGTATTTCCCATGCAATTGGCTCAGCTTGTTCGGCTTCTTCTCGCGTTTGATAGCTTGGAACATCACCAAATTTGGTGCTCCAATAGTCATAATCCATTGCCTTTGGTGCCTTGTCATTGACCTGTGCCATGACTTCTTGCGTGGCTTTTTCCGTGCCTCCTAGCACTAAAGCCATCACACGCATCAAAGCCGATGTGCAGGTATCTTCAATCATCCAGCGGCGCATTTTTTCCGGATAAGCTTCACGATACCCAAAAGCATAATCCACGCCAGCCGGCTCTGTTTCTAGCTGATTTCGGTATGCTTTAGCTTGTACCAGCACATAACCTTTTTCAGCGTTAAATTCAACAATCAGCGTTTCTAACCTACCTTGCGGATATGTGGCAATCCAACGATCTGTGCGCTGTTTGTTGCCTTCGTAAGAGTCCATAAATGCCATTACTTCACCGCCTGAGATGAGATGTGACGGCCAACAGCCTTGCCGCGTTGATAACCTTCTTTGTGGCCTTCTTTATATCCGACCGTATAGCTCACAATCGCCCACAAAATGCAGGCAATTGCCATGAGTACAGCCAACCCAATTTCACTTGATGTCATTTTTTTGCTCCCGTTTCTGGGAGCCGTGTGTCAGCTCCCAAATACAGAGTGACAGGCACAGCCGACATTTTCAACAATCGCGCCTAAATGGCGGCGTGTCGCTACTTACTTTTAGCTATCTCGAGCATTAATTGATCCAGCCGAGCTTCTATCCGGCTCACTTGATCCTTGAGTGAATTGCCCCCATTCGGTGAAAGCTCGCGCATGATCGATTTCACCATGAATCGCATTGACGAATAAACGGCAGTTAGCACCGCAATAACAAGCCCACCAACCGCCGTCCATTCGCCTACACTCATTTCTTGTTACCAAATGCCTTATCGTTTGGATTAGCCCATCGAGCTAGTACCGGCACAAGGCCAGCAACCAATCCCAATGCTAAATCTTTTGGATTTTGATTTCCGCTCATCCATACTGCCAACGCACCAGCAATTGAGCTGCGCGCCCATGATGCCAGCATTGCTTTTGCTTGCTCCATTTATTTTCCTCCTTTTGGTCTATCCGGTAAATCACCGGAATATGGCTCATATTGTGGCCGGCCATAACCGACTACAAATGAGCGTGCTCCCAAAGCTCTGGATTTCACCATGACTTCACCACCATTGCGTTGATCCCCACCGCCGCTGGTGTTGCCTTCAATGGTCACAATCTGTTTTTCTGATGCCCGAATCACTAAGCCCACATGGTTGATTGTAGTTTTGTCATCAATAATAAAATCAAAAAAAACAAAATCACCAATCTTTGGCGTGTCATGCCATTGCTTGTTTTTTTTAAATGCCTCAGCTCCGGCTTTTGTGCTTACCACATTTGGAACCTTCACACCAGCTTGATCGGCACACCAATTGAGAAATGACCCACACCACGGCAGCTTGTCGGCTTTCATGTGTTTGCCATATTTGGTCTCATTGTTGCCTGTTTCGGCTACGCCCACCTCAGCGAGCGCAACCTGAATCAAACGCGGCAATGTGCTTTGTGGAAAATTACTCATCACCGGTCACAATTGGTGTGAAGTGTTCCGCCTCAGGATTTAGATAGCGTTGATAGTCTGAGTTGGTTTCATCTGCTGGAATCCAAAAGACCTTGCCGTCTGCGTGTGTAGCCTTGACTACATCTTGACCGCACTCTTGTGTCATTAGTTCGTAGATTATTTTCATTTTTATAACTCCGCAATCACTTCAATGTAGGCGTTTGTGTCTCCAGTTAATAAACAAGCATAACCTGTTGTGGTTGATGTTCCTGTGTGGGTAATTCTTAGCGTCATTGAATCTACATAGATACCATTGGTAGCAATCGCAGTAAGTGCAGCCACGGAAGCACTATTAAAGTTCGCAGCAGCGGCAGAACCGAAAGTTGGTGTTGCGCGTTTAGTCATCTTGTAAGGAACAAAGACATCGGCTTGTGTTGCTGCAAAATAACGACCCGAACCAAGTGTTGAGAATCCGCTCACACGCTCATAATATCTTTGGCAAGCGGCTAATTCTCCTTGGATAGTAGCGGCATAGGTTCTAAAAGGTAGTGCCACGCTTCCCACATCTATTTGTACGCCTGTTATTTCAAAGTAATCTGCTGCTCCAGCAGTACCGACTGGAATAGCATTAGCATAAACACCGATTTCAGTAGTAGTTGATGCCAACGCTCCGCTATAAGTAAAACGCTGCCAAGTAGTAGTAAGTGGCACATTGTTATCTATTGGAGTGGCAGAACCTGTGTAGCCAGAAGATAAAACATTTTGGTCTGTGCCTGTTCCAGTAAATAAACGGACTCGTAAATTACCTGAAGCAGGTGACCAGTTAGCCCCAGCACGAGCATAAAAACTCAATGTGACAGTCTTTCCAGCAAACGGAATCGAATTAACTGACTCGAAAGATTGCGCTAAATAAATCTCGCTCACCGAGGTATTGCCACTATCTCTTTGACCACGCAAAGCATATTGGATATTAGGCAAATTAGTTGTGTCACTTGTTGTCTGTCGGCTGACTGTGTAACCAGCAACAGCACGATAAGCCTGCCACCTGTCAGCAGTATAAGTAAAACTTGAAACTGTAAAAGTCGTACCGCGTTGCCAGTTTTGGAAGGCTGAGTTTAAGACTGGATTAGATGCGCTTGGTGTTGCGCTGTATCGTAAACCTGTAGTAGCGGCACTATCTGCTACAAGTGTGCTGCCATTTGTTCCAGCTGCGAGATTGTCAAAAGTCGCTGATCCGGTACCAACAATTAAATCGCCTTTTGCTGTGATTTCTGTTGCCATGCTATTTGTGATCGTTACATCACCGGATGTGCCACCGCCTGAAATACCCGTGCCAGCTGTGACCGCTGTGATGTCTCCCGGATTTGGTGATGACCACACAAAATCCATGTCGGTGTTTGAATTCTTTGAAAGTACCTGTCCGGATGTGCCACCTTTGAGATCGGCCAAAGCTGTATCAACAGCCTGACCAAATACCTCAAAATCGGCTGGCAAATCCGTGACCAAATCTGTGGCCGTTGGCATCTGCCATCCAAAATTGCTCGTTGGATTGCTCATGTTTTCTCCTTACGCTACGACTAACGCATCAGCCCAAGTCAGGCTTCCGCTTATTGTATTCCATGCTTCTAACGCTGAGACATCTTGCCATTGCATGGCTTGCAAGCTAAATGCCAATGGTGAAATTATTGCCGTTACGGATACTGAATTGTAAGAGGCTCGCCATGTCCAACCTTCGACAAATCCAAGATATGTGCCGGCTGCCATATTAAGCGGCAAATCGGTGATGCGTAATGGCAATCCCATAAAAATGCCAATTAAGGCATCTCGGTCAATATCATCAATTTCCGGATTTGTTAGCTCGAATGTAATTTGATTAAAATTAGCTTGTGGATACGATCTAAGCGTTAAATAAAAAGCCGCTTGATTTTCTGCATCTACCTGATGTTTAACAGTTGTTGTAATGACTTGAGCTAATTTTCCAAATGACAAAATTGATGCGGCATCGCTATCTGTGACTTCCGATGCTGAATTGTTGCCATATTTCAGCACAATTTCGTTTCGAATATCACCAGCACGGGTTTGGACAAAAAGTGAATTGGCAATTGCTTGGGCTGCTGAAACATCCGTATAACCGTTTGCAGCTAAATGAATTGATCGGTGATCGGCTGAGGCATACGAAATTTGTCCTTGTGCGTTTTCGTAAATGTAACCCAATCCGGATGTGGCCAAAGCTGAAACCAATGAATAAACATCAATAGTTGATGAAGATCGTGATGTGAGCTCATAACTGCCCGGCGTGTCAATTTCACCCAAACCGGTATTTTCTGCATCCTGCCATTGAATAGTTGGGTCATAAGTAGCCCATGACAAAGCTGCCGGTACTTCATTCCAAGAATTAACCAGCAAATCCGTCAAAATGGTCAAAATCTGATTCCCGTCAAAATCTTGATTTAAAACGCCATCGGTCAAAGCTTTTGGCAATCTAGCCAAAGCTCCTAAAGCTGTGATTTTGACTGATTGATTAATTCCAACAACACCCGATGCAACAATTCCAATGCCAAAATCAACGACTGTGCCGCCAAAAATTGGCACAAATGTAGCTGTTGAGTCTTGCAATTCCACACTTACTGCATCATTAATTTCAATGTCAATAATTGATTGATCTAAATTAATAAGCTCAAGATTGACATACCCGGCATTTGCTTGCTCATAAATGTTAGTGCGCCCGGTTGTAATTGATAAATTGGCTAACACATAATTGGTGTATTGAATACCGCCAATTTTCACACGCCAAACAGGATTAAAAATTGTCATAAATACACCAAATTGGATGCGCCGTTTGTGCCTCTAAAAGTTGAATTATTGAGAGCGTTTGTGGCTGCCCGGCTAAAACCTTCTTCATCAATAATTGATGGAGCATTGACATTGATTGTGATTCCACCTTGAGCGGCTAGTCGTGCCGCATTTTGGGAATCGGTAAAGCCGCCGCCGGCTTGTGCTGCCAAACGCGCTGCATTTTGTGAATCTGTAAATGCACCTGCAATGGCTTTTGTTGCTACGGCAGCCTTTGTGACTGTTGAGGCCGCTTCATTGAGAATTGTGTTTGCTGTTGTTCCACCGGTTGTTCCACCCGTTGTAATCCCACCACCGGTTGTTCCACCCGTTGTAATCCCACCACCGGTTGTTCGGCCACCTGAAATTGCCCCCGGTGCGCCTGATGTTGCAAAACCTGATGTTCCGATTTTTCCAATTGGAGCAATATCCGCACCCGGTTTGACGATATTGGCAGCTCGAATTGCAATGTTGGCAAGATCAATTGCGGTGTTAATTAAGCCTTTGAGAGCACCAACAACATTTGCAAAAACATTCAAAACAACGCTTGCAATGTCTCCAATGATGCTAAAAGCTTTACCAATGACAGTTCCAATTATTGGTGCAGCGGCTTTAATGACATCAAAAAATGCCTTAAATTCGTCTTTGTTTTCAATAACAGTTGCTTTGATTTTGTCAAAAGCTGATTTAAATCCTTCAAAAATTGGCTGCACAAAGCCTTTGATTCCATCAGCCAAAGTGTGCAATGTGCCGTTCATGCCATCGGCATTTGATCCAAAAGCATCTGCCACTTGTTGCACGATTGGAATGACTTTTTCTGAAAACAATGTTGCTAATTCTAAAACAATCGGCAAAAGTGCTTCACCAATAGTTACTTTGGCATTTTCCAATTGAGCTGTCAGGATGCGTGTTTTGTTGGCTAAGCCATCACTTGTTCGCTCAAAATCGCCTTGTGCGGCTGATGTTTGTTTATAGATAAGAGCTTGAGCTGCCAAAACCTTTTGCTGTGGTGTCAATGCATTTTTGGTTGTGCTGACAATTCCCAATTCCAAAGCCGCTTGGCGCAATGATGCATCATCCAGCAAAACGCCATACGCGCGCAATGGCTCAGCTTCACCGCGTAATGCTGACCCAATTGCATTGATTGCTTGCTCTGGTGATGTGTTGTTGAATGATGCAAGATCAGAAGCCAATTTCACAAACCCGGTTGAAAAACCTGACAAATCTTTTCCACTAAGTCCGGCAGCTCGACCAAATGTGGCAAATGTTGCAGCTGCATCCAAAGCTTGTTGTTTTGTCTGACCTAATGAGGCCGCCGCACCATCTGCAAATTTTTCGATGTCTTTGGCTGTATCGCCAAATAGCACATTAACCTTTGAGATTGTTTCGCTTAAATCGCTGGCAGCTTTGACGGCATCCACGCCAATTTTGATTGCCATTGCTCCAGCGGCAGCTGCAACAGCGGCAAATGCTAAAGCAGCTTTTTTACTAAAATCCCCAACCTTATCGCCAAATGAATCAACCTCGGTTGTTGCGCCTTTAACGCCTTTTTTTAACGAATCTAAATCAGCATCAAAGGTAACCGTGACTTTTGGAATTTTTGCCATTATTCGAGTCCGTTCGCTCTGATAAGTGTTTGAACCATTGCAATATATTCTTTTGCCACAACCGGCGTGTAGAAATCAACAGCTGGTGTAATCCAATAACCACTTGGATTTGCCACGGCCTTAAATCTGTTTGTGTATTTTCGACCTGCTCTATCAACACCCGGATGGGAGCCATATTCTGATCCCCATAAAAGTGTTCCGGCGGCAGCTTGTGATTGATTTGTGCGTTTGCCGCCTTTGCCTGTTTTGCCGCCGTACTTGCGGCCAACCTTCTTTGTGCCACCAATATCAACACGAATGAGGCGATCGCGTGGTGTTGTGATTGAATCCATAACCAATTTTGCTTGTGGTGTTGGAGAGACAAGGCCAAATTGCATCAGCTGACCAGCCAGCCTTTTTGACATTGACCCGGCCTCTGTTCGCACTTGATCTTGTACCTCTTTTGGCAATGCAGATAAAAGTCTAAACAAATTCCGCAATTCTAAAGGCTCAACAGTAAATGAGAAAGTGCCGGTGTCTCTGGATGATTTAGTTGCCATTGCGCCTCCTCAAAATGTCATACACAGTCAAAACATCTTCAGCTGTTTGAAACTCTGATCGTGACAATCCGGTGGTTATGGCCAATTCCCAAATTATCCGGTTTATTGTTCCCGGCTCGTAACTTTTGGGTGTTCGGTTTCTCCCATGCTGATGTCAGTAACAGTTTCGCACCACACTTCAAAAGGTTTGACAGTTTTGCCTGCTGCCTCGCGTTTCATTGCGTGATACGCCAAAAACATCAAATCAGCAATTCCCAATTTCTCAGCAACTTGTTGAATGGTGTTTCCAGTTTTTTGTTCCCATTTCATCCATTCCGGTGGAAGCGCGGTATAAGTCGCGCTGTCCCCCGTAACGAACTCAATTGTGATTGGTAGTTTCATGCTCCCGATTTCCTTTCTAGAGTGTAGGTGTTGTCACACAGGTAAATGACAATGAAACAGTTTGTGCATCTGGTGCTGTGCCTCCGGCTGATGGGAATATCGGCTGCACATCAAATTCAAAAACCGATCCTGATGCAGCTGTAAAAACAACAGGCAATGGTGTATTTGGTGCGGTGTCTGCCGCTGTCCATAGCGCGTTGCAAAGTGATCCACCAGCTGGCCAATCGGCAAGCATTTCAACAGCAAAAGTAGCTTGCGAATCGGTGGTGTAATACGCCTTGCCGTCCAAAGTTTGATATGTATTGATTGTTGAATCAATAGTTAGAATTGCTGATGTGGCCTGAGCATCGTATGTATCACCATCAATGGTGAAAGTAATGTCTCTGCCGGTGACGATTGTTGTTGGCATGATTTCTCCTTAGTTGGTGTAATAGGTGCTGACTTGTAAATCGGCAATCAGGTATTTACCTGCACCGACTTCCAATGATTGTGGTTGATTTACATCGCCGACTTCATATCCATCGGGCATTGTGCTGATGATGTTAATCATCAATTGTTCAAGATTGTCTAAAGCTGCCGCATTGTTCATATAAGCAACAACACCCGTGACAGTCATGTTTATTTTGACTTTTGTTGTTGCGCCATTGAGCAACACACTCTCCAAATATGGTGATCCTGGTACTAAAACGATGCTTGGACTTGTCATGGTTTCCGGGATGCCGTTATAGACATTTGCCGCAATTGTTGAAAGCGCGGTTTGTAATGGTGTGCGGATGTCTGCCTCGATTGTCATTGACACATTGCCTCGACATCCAAAAATGGCCCAAGTAGGCCAACGACTCTATTTGTTAAACTGCGACCAAGCACAAATGGTGTTGGTTGAAATGTATCCGACATGATTTGGTTTCCGGGAGCTGTAATGCTTTGAAATATCTCAACCGAAACAACCAAAATTGCGTTTTCAATGGGCGGTGTGTTGGCGTAAAGCTGCGCCGCCGATGATCCGCTTAATGTCGCTGTTGCCGCCGGAATAAATGGCAATGGATATGTGCGGTCTGCTGCCGCTGTGGCAGCTGTAAATGTGTATGGCTCAATCCGATCATCGGTGACTGTGTAAGTCGCATTGTATGCTCCGGCCCCGGATACGATTACAGATTGCCCCGGCACAAAGTAATTTGGCCGCATTGTAGTGAAATAAATGACGGAATCACTTACGTTGGCAAATGTCACCGATGATTGGTATTGCGTTAGTAAAGGCAAAATCGTTTGCTCAGCTGAATCAATAAATGAATCAAGCTGTGCATCAGAATATAAAGAAACCGAGACACCAAGAATTGACCTAAGCTGTGAAGCTGTGACTATTGCTGGCATCTCGGTTCCTTTCGTGTCAGTAGCGTTCGGGAGCGACCGCTACCGATAGTTATTTATTTATGATAAATCATTCCAGCGTGCGCCATTTTGAACCTTTGGAGCTAATGCGCCATATCCGTAATACAGGATGTCAATAGTTCCATCGCTGTTGATGTTGGTGCGTAGCGTAAAACGTGGGCTTTCGTACCATGTATAGCTGTCTGGATTGATAACAACCATTGAATAATCACCTTCAGCTGTCGTTGATGGTACTACGCCAATTGAGCGTGAAACATAAAGGTTGAGACCCGGTGAAACTACACCGCGCAATGAATCGCCTCGGACATTTCCTGCTTGATTGCTAGGTTGTGCCGCATTGTAAAGAGGTGTGCCATTGTCGTTGTATCCCATGATGTTTCCCCATTGTGTTGGTGAAACGACAAGTGAGCGAGCAAAACCAAGTGAAGCTGCGTATGCAAGTGCAGCGGCCTTAGATGTGTATCCAAGAAATCCAGCGGCTGTGTTTGCACTTTGTGCTGCAACTCCACCATTTGTTCGAACAGCGGATGTGACAAATTGATCTGTCTCTTTTGCATAAGCAAATTCAAGATTTTGTAAGAGAGCGGTTAGGTACTCTGGCCGCGACCTATCAATGAGTTCGACCGTACTTATTGCACGACCTTTAAATGGTTGCACAGTTACGGATAGGTAAGTCGCTGAAAGTGATGATTCTGTAATTGCGTCATTTTCGTCAATTGCATCAACAACGGGAACCTCGGTAATGCGCGGAATTTCAAAGGTCATGCCTTCTGCAACCAAAGTTTCGCGGCTGATTGCATCAATCATGCCACGATCGGCGTTTGCCAACGCATTGACAACCTGTGTGCTTTGTGGTGTTGGCACCATGCCCGGTGCTGTTGATGTTGTGTTATCTGCTGCCTTGACGTACTGGCGTGAATCCTCATCATGGAGAATTGTTGCCTTTAAGTAGTGCTCAAGATAAGAAACCTTGTTTGTGATTGGTGATCGTGGTGCTGTGTAATAGGCAGGTCGTGACGATGCCTGCACAGCCTCAACTGGAGCCTCTACCGGGTCAACGGCAGGAGCGGTGTTTTCGGTAGTGTTATCCACTTTGTCTCCTTCATTTGGGTTTGTTATTTCTGCAACTGTTTCAGTTTCAGAATCTTCTGATGCGGCTACTTCTGAAACGCGTGCAGATCGCACGGCTGGTTCAGTAACCAAAGCGACAGCTGTGAGCTGTCCATTGAGCACCTTCATGGTGCCATCTTTTTGCATTTCATAATTATCAACGGCCAATTCGATTGAGAATCCATCGCGCAAACCATCCATTGCTTCAATCAATGCATCGGTTCCGGCTGTTGTGTTAGCAATTTTAAAAGTAGCCGTCATTTCTTTGTCATTGACACTCATGGCGATACTTTTTCCAATTCTGCGAGTATTGTCATGCTCAAGATTAAGAAAAACATCCTGTGGTGCAATTGATCCACGGGCAAAAACAACTTTGCCTGTTGATGCATTTGCATGTTCATTAAATGCAACAATTCGGCCCGTGATTGTGCGTGAATCCGAATCAGCTGCCGTGATTTGCATCGGTGTTGTTAGCTTCATGAGATCATGTCCTCCATTTGTCTAATTTCATCGGTAGTGATTGCTCCGATGTCAAATAAAATCTTGTAAATTTCTGCACGCTCTTTCTCTGAGCCGCGTAGGTATGCCTTCAAATCAAATTCAACGCGCTGTGTTGATGGCGTAAAATCTGGCATTGAGAGCCTACTGGTAAGACTGTTCATCAACGGCAAAAGTGAAAAATCAAGCAAGGTTTGGCGCGCCGTTTGGGCGTTTTGATATGTCATGGATGATCCAGTCGGCGCGTCAATAAAGTAAGCCGGGATGCCAACGGCTCTGGCTAATTCTGTTGCAATAATTTCGCGTGCGGCATTAAGGCCAATTTGCTCAGGCGTAAAGCCAACAGTCTCCATTGTGATGTCAGCATTGAGAAAAGCTGTACCGCGATTTCTGCGAGCTGCGCCCCATGCATCAAGCAATTTTGCAATGCGATCAGCTGGCAATGCTGTTCCGTTTGATTTCAAAACCATTGATGGCACAGGTTCGCGCGCATACATTGCAGCTGCTCGCTCAAGCTCTGCACCGGCCCGAATAGTACGGCCGGCTCTATTTAAGAGGCCTTCATCATTTCCGTAAAACACAACAAGCGAGCCAACGCCGCTTTTGGGTACTTGCTTTCCATCTACTGTGTAATACTCAATCTGCGTGCCGTTAGAATCCAAAAATGTGCCAACGCGATTTGGTGCAACTCTCCACATTTCGCGCACTCTCAATGTGTCAGCAAAAAGTGATTGCACCTGAAAATAACTAAATCCTGTGAATAGTAAATCCTCGCACGCCCATACCCATGAAACCGATCCCGGCACTCTGCGATCTGGTTCATCAATCACAATTGGCTGATCAATAATCATGCCTGTGTCTTTATCGCGTGTGATCAATGGAATTGTGGCGATAGAATTGCAGATCATGTTCCTAGCGCGTGCGATGGCCGGCACCGACATGGCTTCTTCGCGGCTTGCTAAATAATCCGCGCCACCAAATGGATAAAACGCATCAAGTGTTGGAGCTGGCCCAATTTGTGCAGCTATATCAGCACCACGCGATGGCGCGATTGTTTCAACGGTGCGTTTGCGGTCAAATAATCCCATGCACCCATTTTCTCAAAATGTCAAGCATCAACCCACTAAAATATCAATTTCGGTTTCTGGGCGTGTCGCAAAATGGGTGCATAACGCCGCGGCTACTGCGGCGGCCACGGCCGTTCCGCTGGCACGCCTTCCAATAACCCATCCTCCATCACCTTTACGCAATCGCACAGCCGAAAGCATTTGCTCGGTCAGCGTTGATTGATTTCGGTGTTTAAGTCTGCCGCTATTGATTGCGCCCAAAAGCTCATCACAAGCTTGTGGGTAGGCCGAATCCATGTCATGAATTGGAATACCAGCTGGCACCATGCGCGCGGCAATTGCACCAGTTGTTCGCCGGCTGTAAAGCAAATACTCAATGGGATACTTGCGGCAATAAGCCGCTGCATCATTTGCAATAGCTCGATCATCAAGTTGAATGGTGTTTTCCCATGTGTGGAGCAGCTTTATGACAAAACTCTCTGATCCAAGCTTTTGCGCTCCCACTAATGCTGCATTTCTTCTATCCGGTGAAATATCAATAGCCATCCATGTCAGCTTGTCAATATCAAGATCAATTGTTTCATCGCCACAAGCTTGCCACTCTTTGGCTCCAATAACGCTGGAGATAGTTTGAACCCAACGATTCAAAACCTCGGTTTGCACAACATCGGGAGGATCATTGAAAACGGCCCGGATATTATCGGGATGGATCGTGATATTAAGTCCGGGATTGGCAAAAGCTGCATTTTCCAATGAAATTTCATCGGTAGGAGCTGACCATTCAAAATATCCCACATCATCGCTGGCCCCACTAGCTGCCGCCAACCCACGCTCGCGCAATTGATTGAGCACAATGCTATGTGAATCACCGGCCGTTGAAAAGCAGCTCATTTGTGGATTTTTGGCGGCCATCAATGTATATCGCATTGCGGCAAATGTCTCCATGTCGTGCAACTCTCGGATTTCATCCATGTGGATGCTTTCCGGTTTGCTCAAACCGCGAGCAGCTGATCCACCAGCTTTGATGACAAACCGCGATCCTTCAAGCGTTTCGATTTCTTCGGCCCCATGTTGCCATCGGATACGTTTAACACGTTTTGCTAAATCGTCATGGCTTTCAATAATTTGCACAATTGCTCTAAATTGCTCGAGCGATGTCACTAGCCGGTGAGCTGTGGAGACTTGTAATGATTCTTTCCAATGGAAAAGACCCATCAAAATTCTTGCACTCATGTATGTGCTTTTTCCATTTTGTCTCGCACAACTGGCCACAGAAATTGGGTGATGGTAGCGGCCATCTGGCTTTACCTTGAGCGAGTGCTCAGCCAGCCATTTTTGCCACGGCATAAAGCCGCCATCAATGATCTGATCGGCAAAATCAATGAGCTCAAAGCCGCGTGATGGCAAATCATTGAGCGGTGAGTGAATCCGTGGCTCTATGACCGATTCAAAAACCGATTGCAGCCCATCTGAGACGATTTCAGCCGGCTGTTGGTCAATTATGACCTGATCATCACTAATCATGGCTTTGGCTGTCATTTTCGGGTACAAAGA